TACTTGATAATTAATATCTTTATTATTCTCTTCTAAGTGCGTAATCGTATTATATAATGATTTGTAATACTCTGTTGAATGTTTATAGAATTTAAAACGTGAATGATTCATAATACTAAACACCTACTAATTGTAATTGTTCGATATAATTAACACCGTTAACTTGTAATCCTAGCATTTGTAAACATATAATATCGCTGTCGTTGATTGTCTTCTTACCTGTAAGACTCTTGAGAGCATCTGCTTGTTGCTCGTCTGTAACATAATGTAATGTCTTACCGAAGGCTGTCTTAGGTTGTGTCTTAATGTTTGTCATGTTTGGAATCTCCTTTTCTCTCTTATGTACTTATTATAGCAGTCCAAATTGAGATTGTGTTGAGATTTCAGCGTTCCCACACGTTTTATCTGAGACGCACATGATTGTGTAAGACTCACGAGTCACAACTGAGATGCCAACAGATGCTCACATATTATTGACCAGTCGCATGCTGAGTCCACTGCGTCCTAGCTGTGATTGTGAAGTGTAGCATCCCGTACCTTGACGAGTCTGAGACTGCGACTCACGTGTCATAGCCGTCCATGTTGAGAATCTATTGTGACAATGGGGGAACTTGCGTCCGTGTAGAGTCGTATATCGACCTCAGAAATTTACGTCATTTTTTACGGTACAAGCCCTCCAAGTATTGCTTTTTAAGCTGTAATCGCTGTTCATGAAGACTAAGTAACGGCCACTTGTTTATCTTTAGTGCTACCTTCATCTTTCTCCATCTTTCCAGTAATATACGCTCTATTGCTGCGAATATTCTCATGGTAGTTAGTTAGTGGAGGTCTATTAGGTATATCCAATCAGAGGATATTAGGTGACAGAGGAAGAGTCCACCCTTCTCCTCCCCTGTATAAGTGCGTGATCGCTCAACGCCAGTTAGGAACTGAGCTTTCACCAGTGTTATTTGCGTTAGCCTCCTGTCGCTGCTCGTAATTTAGACCTAAAACTAAGTGATTAGCACTCGCTTGTGGGTCGTCAAGGAACTCTGCTAGCATATTTGCAAACTCTTCCTGTTTTCTGTCTTTTATCTGCTCCTGTGCACTGATATGTAGGGCATCTGTGAAGTATTTGATACCTTGAGCTAACGCATCAAGTCTATCATCGTGTTTAACTGCACCTTTTTGCCTACACATACGACTCATCTGGTAAAAGAGCATATAGAGGAGCCTACTTTCAGGTGCACTGTCTTCATTTGACCGATAATCCCAGTCGATAACCCCACGATCAACAACAAGACGATGCTGATTAAGGACAGGTTCAAGACTGTCAATAATCCGATCTTCTTTGCGAACATTTGCTCTGACCTCTTCAATATGTATGTTTTGTTTTGTCTGTATAAGATGTTTTTTAAATAATTCACTTACGATTCCATCTCCAAAGTTTGTTTCGATAACCAAGCTTGATACATTGTACTTTTTACAGCCTCTAAGGATGTCGAGCAAGGTATTATCACTATACCCGTCTCTGTACGCTCGCACTTCATGCAAATAGAGGATTCCGTTTTTTTGGGATATATAACAAGCCGCTGTTTCGTCTGTACCCCTTCCTGATGGGTCCACGCTACATATGGTTTCGTCAAACTCACTCCACTCTCCTTGCATTTGCATAGGTGAATAGAAATAGTCTCCCGGGAGTCCAACTGTTGGTGCATCTTTGATGACATTTGCAGGGTCTGAGCACCATATGATATTCTCGGGTGCATTACTAGGATTAACGCTAGTAACAATGAGATCAGCCATTTTAAGTGGGAACTTTTCTGCATCTGATAAGCTTGTGTCGAGTTGAAATTGCAACATGTAGTTGCTGCGACCCATAGACGCTTCTCTTTCGAGCAGATCTTCGTCTGTGAATCTATTATCAGTAGGAGCCCATTCTTCGACACCTTCATCAATATCTACCTGTAACTCAGGAGCTAGTAGTCCTTCGTACTGGGTAATGTTTTTACCTCTTGGGTATCTTGCCGGCCAAACCAAGGGACGATACGAACGCTCTGCCAACTTACGATAAATAGTAAAAGTAGTCTGAGGAGTCCCGAGATACATAATACGGCTATCGCTTTTCGGGGTAAGGATTGACTCCGCTTCCGTACAGAGTTGTAAAAGTTTTTCACGCATCAACTCCGTCATACTGTTGCCCGGGACCTCTACGTCGTCTAAGATCATGAGGTCTGCTCTTGACCCAGTCAACTGACCAGTAATTCCCACGCTTTTTACCGAGGGAGCTTGGTGCGGGGTACAGTTTACGTCGAAGCTTATACGTGACCACCTCGAGTCGTCTGATTTGGGTCGTAAGAAATGTAACCATGGTGTTTCTATAATTAATTTTTGTAAGAAGATAGACATGTTATCTGCACGCTCTTTAGACGCAGAGATAATCATGATTTTTCTTTCTGGGTCATTAAATAAAGTCCATAGCACAAATGCACCAGTAATCCAACTCTTACCCACACCTCTAAAAGCCTGTATTTGTAGTCTTTTAGGTCCTGATTGTAGGTAGTCCGCTATCGCATACTGTGCCCTAGTAGGCGATGGCAGATGTAACTCATGCCATAACGCCTGTAGGAACAACTTAAAGTCTTGCTGTAATAGGGCTAGGGAATTTTTTTCGGTCATTTCTTTTTATTCTTCTTGGGTGTACCCATAATACGGAACTTATCTTTCTCGTACTGCTCTTTAGTTATGAAGCCTTCTTGTAGCATCATATCTAGTTCTCGCATGCGTCTGTTCTGTACCTTTATCTTTTCACGATTAAGTAAACCGTCACCTATCGGTACATCAGCCGGACTATATTCTTTGTTTTTCTTTTTCTTGCCAAAGCCAAGTTTTTGTAATGCGTTTTTAAACATAATTCTACGGTTGCTGCTTTCTGTTTTTAGAGCCTTTTGGTCTACCTCGTTTTAGTTTAGCTCTAGCTTCTACAACAGGGTTCTCAGTAAATGATTTTCTGTATGAACTTTTAATAGGGTCTTCATCTATAATAGGTGTTCCTATCTTTCTAACAGGCAACTTACCGGCTTCATCAACACCGGCTCCAAAACCTCTAGCTGTAGCATCATCTAAAAATGTCTTTGTTAAACCTAGCTTTCTAGCTTCATCCAAGTTGTTTAGATAGTCGTTAATCACTTCTTCTACCCAACTTTCACGATAGCCACCCATTGGGTTTTCTTTAGTTGCTGTCTTTTTCCAACCCTTTGTATAAGGTTGATTAAACATATCTAACTGTTGTTGTGGGTGTATCATACCTTTTTGATTTCTAAAAGCTTCTCTAATCGCTTTTTGACTTTGTTTTGGTAGTAATTTAAAACCGCCAAAGTCAAATTCCCATACTTCATCTAGGTAATCGTTAAAGTCTTGTATTCCAAACTTTCGTTTTTCTGCAAGTGCTTCCATAGTAGACTGGATAAAGTCGTCGTGAAATTCTACTGGTAATATTCTTTCCAAAAAGTTTCGCATGTCAGGATGTATAAACTTAAGATACTCTTCCTCTACGTTAGCTGATACGCCTCTTAGTCGGTTAATATCTATCGGTAAATCCATTCGAGACCCACGACCTCTGTTACCTTTCTCCACTAGCTTTACAACTTCTTTTCTACGTCTATCCATACTAATTTCTACAAGGTTTCTGGCGGGTTCTAGTTCTAAGTTGCTTGCAAAGTTAGCACCTTTACCTCCACCACCGGCTGTTTGCCTGTATATATTCTTAGCGGCATTAATATGTCCTATATCTACTGCACCGGCATCAACACGTAGTAGTTCAAAGAAGTCCATAAGTTCAGAATCTGTAATATCAGGTTTATATTTACCAATTACAGCTCTAGCTCTCTCTGGACCTAAACCTTTCATCATATCGTTAAAAGCTTCTATCGCTTCAAGTGTATCGTCAAACGCAAATCCAAACTGCATTAGTTTAAACTCTTTGTTTAGTGCGATTCTAGCTCTTTCTACCTGTTTTAATACTTCTTGTTGTTTCTGTAAAAACAGTGCAGCTTCTGTATCTGTACCACCAAACTTTGCCTGTAGCTCTTTGACTAACTTTTCATTTATTGGTGTTACAACTTCTCTACGTAATTTCTCACTATATTTAGGTACTCCTTCTGCACCTTCTACTCCTTTACCCATTACAGCCGCATTTAGATCAAATACATCGCCTTTACCGGCAAGTATCTTCTGTCTTTGCTTCTCTGGTGTAGTTAAATCTGGTGTTTTCTTCTTAGCCGCATCCATAGCAGCCCACATAGCATCTACATTGTCAGGTGCATCTGTCGCATCTATACGTGCAGCAAGTCTAGGTTGACCACCTAATCTTGCAAAAGAATAAGCATCACTTGCAGACTCAGCTGCTGTAGACTTCTTAGTCATCTTTGCCCACATTCTGAGCAACTTTGGTGACTTAAGAAAGCGTTTTGGTATGTAGCTTAGACCTAATGTAGCTAGATCAAGAGTATCAGGTAGTAAAAACTCACCTAGTAAAGCTAAAGCTATATGTCTTTCGCCTAAACCGTCAATAACACCTCTTCTAGCTGTATATAAGTTTTTATCGCCAAGACCTATTTTACCTAGTACAGCTTTATCGACGGATTCCATAGCATTACCAAAGACTGTTAGCCCTTGACCTACTAATTTTAAGAAACCATCGTTGTCTCTTTCGTACTCTTTATTCTGTCCTATTTTCTTTTTAGCTTCTTCTATACCTTTTCGGTTAGCTTCTATCTCTTCTGGAGTTAGCTCTTTAAGATCTTCCGCTGAAGGATTAAGTTTTGCATCCCCCTGTGCTTGTATATCTGCATCTGGTAAAGGTACTCTTTGTTGATTCTTACGTCTATTCTTTTTATAGTCAGGATAGATACGTTCTCGATAATCTCGTGTACCTTCGCCTTCACGTATTTTGCGAAGCTCCTCGTTTCCATACTTTTCTTCTTGGTACTCCTCATTAATACGTTCGTTTTCTTTCTGTTTTTCCTTAGCTAGCTCTTCTTCATAAGGGTCTAGTTCTTCATTCATCTTATATGTGATAAAATAGTTTGTTCTCTATCTGTGATGCCGAATGTCGACCTCATCCAGTCTCTCCAGTTTTTACTACCTTTTTCCTGATTGCATCGCCTACAAGACGGTACAACATTCGTCGTCTCATCTCTGCCGCCCTTGCATTTTGGACGTACGTGGTCAATGGTGAGTTGTTGTAATTCATAAATTCCTCCGCAATAAACACATGTACAGTTGAAGTGCTCTTTGATGGCTCTTCTCCAGAGCCGTTTAGAATCTGAACTTGTCATGGTTATTAAATTTTGTAGATAATGGTCAGGGTTAGGTAGTAATGGGGTCATTTTTTAATTTTGAGTCTGCTACGTCGGTTTTTTGATGGCTTTTGTAATCTGCCACGGGTTTTACTACCCTTATAATGGGCGGCATCCAACCCGTCACGGTTGCCATATGTTCCAAGTTTTCGATTAAGTTTGTTTGCATTGACTCTAATTTCAAGACCTTTTTTAGTTTTGTTGTATTTCCGTTGCTGTTTGCGACGTTTTGCCGCTGCTTTCGGATTCTTTTTGTAATATTTAGAAGTTTTGCTTGCCATAGACTTTCCTCTGTACGAGCGATGGGTCAACGGTAGGTAGAAGACGATTGAGTTTATCTAAAGGACTACCATCGTAGGCAACACCAGTGATATCGTTTGTTTTTAGCCAATCGCAAGCTGCTTTTAAATCTTGTGTTGTAGCTTCTCCACTACGTATTCTACGCAAGAAGTCTTCTGTAACAAGATAGTGTAGCTCATTAAAACTTTCTTCTGTTGCTTTCTTAGGTAGTTTCTTTAGTTCATCCATTAAGCTTTGCCTTTTTTGTTTTTAAAGTGTTTCCTAATTAGATCAGCGTCTTTATCAGTATAAGGGTCATTAGGATTTTCTCTAGGAGTTCCCGCTTTATACTGTCTTTTAGAAGCATCTCTTACGTCTTTAGGTACTCCAAAAAAGTTAGCACTAGCTATATTAATGTTACCTGTTGGACTTGTTTTCTTAGCACCTTTAGATGCTCCTGATTTTGCCATTAGACTGGTAATAAGTTTTTCTTGACTAGCTCGACTAGCTTGTCATCTACAGTGTTGTCTGTATTTTTTGCATAAGCTTCTAGTAGTTTTACTACAAGCTCTTTTACTGCATTAGTTTTTAGAAATGCAAATATTATAGGTTTAATTACTGTAATCATGATTCCTCGGTGGTAGTTTTTTTAGCAGCTGCTTTCTTTCTTTTCTTAGCAGCTTTTTCAGCTTTAGCCTTAGCTTCTGCTTCCCATTTTAGTGTTAGTGAACTCATTTTTGCCAAAATTTCTTTTTCTTAGGGGGTTGTAAAGATGATATAGGTACTATGTCCTGACAAACTTTAGCCATTTTAGTCCCGGGTCTGTATGTAAAACCCTTACGTTGCAAATCTGCACACTTGCCTGCTCTTGTAATCTCATACTCAAGCTTCATAGTCTCGTGTCGTAGCTTTGCCATCTCTTTACATTGTTTATAGCCTGATTTATCTAGTGGAACCATAAAGTTAATCTGGAATCCCCAGTTCTCGGCTAGTGTGTAACTGGTTGGCTGCATAAATTCATCGAGTGGTTTAGTATGATTGCCCATATAAAAAGGTTGGAATGTCATTGTACTGCCATTACAACTTATATTAGGACCATAATACTGTCTACTCTGTGCTCCATTGTTTTGGAACTGTACAGCTTGGTTAGTTACGTTACCGGTAGCTGCCGCTACAGGGTTACTATTGTTATTAGTCTCTCCTTCTGCAAGTACAGGTGTACCTATTGAGAGAAGATAGAGTAAGACGAAGTAACTGCGTCTGTTGTGATAGTTCTGTCGATGTTTATTGTTTCGATCGTGCCTGCGGCTCTTTCTGTGATCTGTAAATCCCAGTCTGCTGCATTGTTTGTTGGTGCATAGACTGTACCTGTACCGCCTATACCATTGTCTCCAGTCACAGTGATGTTTGTACCACTGTAAGAAGTTGAGGCTGACCCTTGAATATCGTGAACTATTGTCTCTGTTATTACTTGGTTTGTTGTTGTCGTTGACTGCATCGACCCTGTTGTAAACTGAGGCGT